CAGTCAGTCTTATAAAAATCATAAGAACCTCTTCTGAAACCGCTAAACCCAAGATTAAGTGCCATATCCTCACTATTATTGAATACTCCAAAAGAAGTACCACCATTATAATGAGCATTTACAGCTCCTAGCATATCATCAAAGGTAAGTGCAGTAGCTCTATTAAGGAAAAGCATGTTTTCTTCAATAGCTCCCTGCTTATCTAAATTTTTAAGGATTTCATCAAAGTCTTGTAATCCAGATCTTGCAGCACCATCAGAATTGTCTAGTGCATTCTCACCTGAATTAAAGTTTTGATAAATATTTCCTCTTGACTCAATAGCAGCAAACATACCTTCAGTACCTTTGAATCCATCGCCTATAGCGCCAGATCCAGAAGCAGCAAGTTCACCTTCTACCATAGCCATTTCAAGATAATCTTCGAATCTAAGTCTTGTTTCATGTTCTGATTTTAAGTACCATAGGTAACCAGACGCTCCGTTTTCGGTAGTAACCTCAACCCAACCAATTTGCGCAGTATCAGAACCAGAGATAGAATATTTATCTTTGATAATGATAGGCGAATTAGAGAATTTTTGGAAACCAGCATCAACAGAACCGGCCATACCTGCAGTTCCTTTAGCAAATTCAGAACCGTATACAAACACCTTAACAGTTACAGACGAACCTGAAGTAAGTCCAGCCGCAGTAAGTGTAGACCCACCGTAAGCTTTAACAGTAAATGTGTTAGTAGCTACAGCAGAAACAACTCCTTTAACCACTTTGTCAGCAGTCCAAGTAACACCGTCGTTAGGGTGAGTTCCAGCTTCAATAAGTGCAACAGTTTGGCCAACTCTTACAGCGTGTCCATTTTCAGTAACAACGCCAGAAGTAGTATTAGCAGATGCTGCATTATAAGCAATATGTAATCTTCCTTGTTCTGACCAAATAATTTGATCCGAAGCGGAAGGAATTTCAGCACCAACCATACGTAAGAAAGAAGCTACGGATCTGTTTCCATATCTTTCAACTTCTTTTTCGTATACATCGGGTAGAAATTGTTGTGTAAATGTTCCTCCACCGGAAGCAGAGTCAAATGTTAGGTAGTTATTACCAAACAACGTTTTTGTTGGGGTAGGCGTTAATCCTGCTGGAAACGATCCACCCGTACTAAATAATCCCATTTTTTTAAATTTTTAAAGTTATTTTCTAAGTTTAATTCGTAAACGTTCGAAATCATCACCACTTACTGCTTTAACTTGCATACCCGCTTGAGTAGTTACATTTTCATGTGTACCCCTTGGGTTCATATCTATGTTTTTAGATTGGGCCATATTAGCTTTAACAGCATCGGCTTTACCTTGTTCATAAAAATGGTTTGCAACAGCATCAGCATTCATAGCTGTAAATAATGCTTTGTGATAACCACCGGCATCTTTCATATTATTGTTTTTGTCAACAAACTTGCTGACTAACGAATTAATGTCGGATTGATTTTCTTTTACATTATTAACATCTTTGACTTTAAATCTATATTTGTTTTCGCCTACTTTATATTCAAAACCTTTGAAATTTTCAGAAAACAAATCGCTTGTTTTTTGTTCAAATATAGACCGCTGTTGTTTAGATGTTTCTTGCGTCTGTTTATAATTGTCGTAAAACTGAACCGCTTCTTTCTGTTCATGAGACAACTTAGAACTTAACTTAAGTTCGTCGTAGTACTTACTCTTTAAATTAGTAAGAGTTGATTTAGCCTCGGCAATTGATTCTTTTAAAGCAAGTTTTTTTCTTTTAACATCTCTTTCTTCATCTGATTCTTCATCATAAGAAAAAGAGTCATCAATTAAAAAACTTATTTCTTCTTCTGTTAAATGCGGCTTAGTTTGGCGATAATGCTCTCTTAGTATTTGCATATCTTCCATATCCGCATAATTTTTATTAAGATTTACATAATCTTCAAGAGTTCCACCTGTTTCTTTCATAAAATCAACTAATTTGTCAATATTTTCAGGTAATTCAGGTTGTGGCTCTTGTATATTATTTACGTCTTCCGATTTTTCTTTAAGCTTATTAGGAATATCTTTTATTTTATCCGCTAATGTAGCTTCTTCTTCCTCATTTACAAGCTCTAATACTTCATCCTCATTGTTATCGGCGTTGCTTTCTCCGGAAGGTTTTTCATTTGTTGTTTCGATGTTTTGTTCTTGTACCTCTCCGCTAGTTTCGGATTCGTTGCGTACAGGTACCTCATCTGTGCTTTGCTCTTTAGCGGCATCTTCTTCTTGTTTAAATTTACGTAAATCTAATTTTAACGTTCCGTCTTCATCAACTGGTGTTTTGTACGGAGCGGGCTCTTCTTTTTTTTCTTTTGTTTTAGGTTGTGCTTGATCTTCAGTTTTATCAACTGTTTCTTTTTGCACAGCCTCTTTTGTTTCTTCTGCCATGATAAAATATTATATAATTATTAAAAGTTATTATCGGGGTTCAAATTGTTCTAAGTTAAATCCACTCCCCATGGTATCGTTACCAGCAGATTCAAACTCTTGCTCTCCTTTCCTATCTTTTCTTTGTTCTATTAATTTAGATTGTTGAGTAGCTTGTATTCTTGTTCTTTCGTCTTTTCTATCTTCTTTAAACTTTTCTTTATTTGTAAAACTTTCGTTTTCTTTATCTTTTAAAGCCATATTTAGCTCAAACTCATAACTCATTAATTCTTTTTTCAAATTCTTTTCTTGCTCCATTTTTTGCAATTCAAGATTTGCTTCCATTTCTGCTAATTGTGCTTTTTGCCCTGTAATAGCTTCATTTTTTTGAATTTCCATTTGAGCAGCAACTTGAGTATTTTGTGAATTTGCATCAGCTTGTGCTTGGATGTTTTGCTGTTGCCTTTTCTGATCTAATTCTAATTTTTTCTTTCTTCTTACTTTTAAAAACTGATTTGCAAGTTTAATATTTTTTATTTCTCTTACATCAATTGCATCTTCTAAATATATTTGGTCCTTAGCTAAAGCTTGTTGTATATTATTTTCAAGTTTTTGTTTTTCTTCTTCGTCAGGTGCTAATTCTATATAAATACCAAAATCGTGTAGATGCATGTTTTTAATATCATCTAATGTTGCTACATTAAATCTTCCAATGCTAGAAATAAACGACTCCCTTGTTGGAGAAAATTCTAACACATCTGATATTCTTAAGCTTATAGCTTCTGCTGTTCTAGCAGTTAAAAATAAGCTGGATTGCAATATATGTCTTGTTGCAGTATTTGAATTTGCTGCAGCTAATTTTTGAACGCCAACTAATGCATTTTTATCAGGTAATGATCCGTCTCTTGCTTCATTTAACCCGGTTACATCTCTAATCATTTGTAAATAATAATTATAAGTATTTATTAAAGAACTCATTTTATTATTACCACCATTTGATGTTAATTCTTGAATAGGTACTTTACCAGGATTCATATCTCCTTCCTGCGTCATAGATCTACCAATTACAGAACCTGTTTGAAAAAACATATTTAATGCTTCTTGAGGATTGTAATTTGTACCATTACCTAAATCTATTTCAGCAAGGCCGTCAGCATCTAAATAAACTCCATCAGGAATCATTCTTGCCATTACCTGCTGTAATTTTAAATGTGTAAGTTGAATCATATCCGCAAAGCCTGTGATTCTGCCAACTAATGATTCTATTCTTCCTTTATATATTCTAGGTGCTACTATATTATAATTCATCATTACTTTTGTAGTATCACTTTTAGGTCTTACCATGTTTTTAGCAATTTCCCATTTAAGCATTTTTTTTGTGCCTAAAACAAACGCGCCATCATATACAACCTCTAGAGATCTTGACTGTTTTGTAAATAAATCACTATCAGCTGGAGGATTAAATTGATCATCCTTTGGTATTGCTTTATCAGCGCCTGTAGCTGTCTTTTTTATTTTAAATACTTGATTGTTATATGTTTTATAATTAAAATATAAAATCTGTATTGTATTGGCATCTAAAACTGAATCTTCATTTACATATCTGTTATGTGAAGCCGCGGTCTGTACACCTTGTTGGGAAATATTTTTTAACTCATCGTCTGTTAAACTTGGAAATTGTTGTTTTAATTCATTTATAGTTACAGATCGCACCTCCCCTATGTAATATACGTCATCAAAATAAGGTGAATGTGTATAAGAATAAACTAAATCTGCTGGATCAACATATTTTAATTTTATACCTTCTGCTGTATTAAATTCATTTTTTAAAGCACCAATACCTATAACAGCTAAATCATAATTAATTCTTCTTTGTGTTAAATCATAATTATTAGAATTAAATATAGAATTTATTGCTTGTTCTTCTGCAATTTCTATTGCTTGCTTGTAATCCAATTGCATATGTAGAGAAAGCTCATCTTCATTTTCTGGAAGAGTTTCTCTATCATTATTATATATATTTATGCCAAGTTTATTTTGAATTTCATCTGATATTTCTTTTGTTTGCATATCTGCAATAATAGACTCAACATAATCTGTTCTTTGCTTTATAGACGCAGGATCCTGTGAAAAAGCTTTTATATCGTATAACCTATCAGACATGCCATTTACAACTATATCAACAAATTTAGGTATTATAGGTACAGGCTTCCAATCTAAATTTAAATATGATAAATCACCATTAATAGATAATTCATCTTTATATTTTTTTACTGATTGCTCTCCTCTTGCATATAGTCTAAGTCTATGATATTCATCTCTATTAGAAAAAAATCTTGTTGCACCGCTGTCCCTTTTAAACCATTCGTGTTCTATAGCACGGGCAACTTTTAAACCGTACTCTAGGCTAGCCTTCTCAACATCAGAGGCTATTTGACTAGGAAATGAACTTTTTAGTATTGTTTCTGCCATGCTATTGTATTATTTGCGACTGCATTCCTTTATTATTAAATCTTGATAACTTCAAATCTAAACCTTTTTTTTCATATTTTGGGCGAGGGTGATATAAATGTCTATTACATGCCATAATAGCCAAGCCTGAACTTATAGTAGCATCAAACTTAGTTCTTTTATTTATATCAAATTTAGCCCAATCATTTAGCGTTGTATTGAAATATATATTTCCAAACCCATCATCATTCATACCTACGTGTTTTTGTATATATGTTTCAATTGCCGCCGCATGCACTTGTTTAATGTCTTCAGAAGAGTTAGGTATTCCACCAACTTCTCTTTCTGCAACTGATAGTTTATTCCAAACTTTATCTGGTCTATTCATTGCATATCCTCTATAACCTCTTCGTTTTAAATAATATAAAAGACGGGGTTTATTATTCTCAGCAAGCATCGGCATACCATAGTATACTAATGCCATTAATACATCTTCAAAAAACATTTCAGCAGTTTGTGGTCTAGCTATATATTCTAAAAAAAATGTATCTGGAGGTGCGTCCTCCATACTAAATTTTGTTAACCCATGTAAAGATCCTTTAGATCCCTGCCCATCGGTTGTACCTGATATATCATATGAGTCACAGCCAAACGCACCAATGTGCTCATTGCCAGGGTGTTTAATTCCGTTTTTAGTTATTACGTTATTTTCTAACTTTTTATCAGGTGTCCACGAAACTAAAAATCTTCCGCTTTTATTTGGTGCAAACATTACTTTAGTATCTTTAACACCGTTTTCCCAAAGAAAACTTCCTCTTGTAATAAATCCTTTTCTTTCTAAGTCTTCATTATAATCAATTTGCTCATATATTTTACTCAAATTGAAAATACTATTTTTAGCTTCGTCTCTGAAAGCATGCTCTTCGGTTCTTGGGAATTGTCTATAATATTCATTTAAACCATCAGAGTCATTTTTTAATCCTTCAACTTCATTTTGCCAAAAATCTATGACCCCCGTTTCAATTGGTAATCCATCTGCATCAAGCTCGGGTACTTTTGGCGTATCGAATACAGGGTATCCATGAGAATTAATGTATCCTTCGTAATTCCATTCCATAGGTATAAACAAAGAATATAATCCTGAGCTAGTCTGGCCATTTTTATTTCTTTTTGTAACGTCTGAATCATCATAAAGTCTTTTAAAATTATCGCCTCCTTTATCCAACGAATTTGACGTTGATCCCATCATGCATTTACCTATAATCCTGCTACCTAATCTTAATGTAGTTTTTGTTACGCGCCAGTTATTTAATATATTATCTGGTCTTTCCCATTTACCACTTTCATCATGAACTAAAAGGCGAAGTTTTTCTCCATCATAAGAGTTGTCACCTGTGTTTTTCCAATCAATGGTTGTATCCAATCCCTCCGGAAGCTCATTGTTATCCCCCAAGGTAGACCTGAGACTGTTTCTTGTAAACTTAGCTGCTGGTACTCTATAAGCAAGTTCTGTTTTAGGTCTATCCATCCCGTCTTGTATCGGTTTGAAAAAGAACGGGTAATTGACCGATATGGGTACAACTTTATCTGTAAACATTTTTTTTGCGTCTGCACCGCTTTTTGATAATATACCGAATCTAGCGTCTTTAGATATTGTAGCTTGGTTAACTGTCTCGTTCGAGGCCATGAAAGAAAATCCAGACCGTCTATTTTTGAGATAGCATATTCCATATGATCTGTAATCGGCCTTGCAAGCTTCCCAGAATATATAAAATATCCTATTGGCTTCTCTATAATCTGGTCTTCCAACGTCAATTTTTGACCATTGCAAATACATATAGTGAGTCCCTGTAATATAAGTAGGCTCATTGTTATTATTAAACCAATAACCTTTTTCCCTTCTTTCAAATTCTTCATCTATATAAGGATACCATTTGTTTTTAAATTGTTCAGGATATGTTTCCCAATCAAATATAGTTTTTAAATTTTTAAACTCTTTTGGAAGATCTATTGCTGTCCACTTATTGTTTACTTTATTTAATTTAGTTACCGAAGGCAATGCTATACACAAGTTTTGAATTTCAACAACATCACCTATAGTTCCGTCTTTGCTTATAACAACTACATCGTATTCTTTATTGTAACCGTATTCCCACTTTTTATATCTATTATTTTTTTTAATAATATTTTTTTTAATGGGGGAAACAGTCTTTATTAATGTTTGTTCGTACATTACTTAGATCTTTTTTCCGCAAATCCACCAAAACTTTCTTTTTCTTTTGTAGGAGTATCTTGCATTATGTTTTTTTCATTTTCAATACGGTTAAGTATTTCAAATGCATCAAATATTGCTAGCTTTTTAGTTGCAGCGGCATTTTTTAATCTGTCAGCTGCTAAATCCTCATCAGGATCGTCCATTATTATTTGCTCTTCTGCTACTCTTATTAGCTCTTTTACAGCTTTATAGCCAGCTTGGATTATATTCGACTTCAGTTCCTGCTCTTTCATATTTAATTGATATTGAATTTATAGGTATTCGATATAATCTTTCCCCGTCAATTAAGAACTCATACTCACTGTTTGGAGTAAAACCAACTATATCTTCATTATTTAAATTAAAGCTCTTTAAATCGCTCCCTAGGTGCTTTAAAACGCCAGTGAGTGGTTTTTCTTTAGCTTCTGATAATAAATCATTATTTTTTATTGGTTTTACAAAACAATAACCAGGTGGTGTTAACCACTTATTATTTCTTTTATATAAAAATATTTGATCTATATAAACAAAAAAATTATTATTATCAAAATAATTACTGCTATCTTTTGCTTGGCCCCTAACATTATAAAATCTTCTAAATGTATTGTGATGTACTATAACTTCATCACCTTTTTTAAGTATTGAATTATTTATAGGTGTTTCTTTTATAATACCTTTTCTATTAATAAACTTATGATTTTCAATAGTTGTATTTAATATTAATTGTTTTTTACCTATTTTTTTATTATTAGTATATCTACCGTTTATAGGTGTTACCATATAAGCATGCAAGTGCTTCATTAATATTGTAAATTATATTCTATTGCAATAGCCATATTTTTATTAAAAGTTTTCCAAGGCAATACCTCTTTGTTTTTTTCAATGTATATATTATAGCTTTCGTCTTCTTCTAATATTTCTACAATTTTATGCCCTCCAAATACTTCTTGGTCCAGGCTGTAGTGCATGGCATCGTTTTTATAATCTCTGCCAATACTAATCTTTCTTATCAGATTCATTATTTTTAATTTTAGTATATTCACCGGTTTTAAAGTTTATATCTATATCACCGTATGCTTCTTTTAATTTTAATTTAAACTCATTAAGCTTTTGGCCAACGGCATCATATTGATGCAGCAAAATATGTTTTTGCGTTTCAACTTTACCTATTTGAGATTGTAATGTTTGAATTGTTGTTACAATTTTTTGTAACGTATCCAGTTCTTCTTTTTTAATTTGTTTACTCATTATATAAAATTTAAGTTATTAAAATATAGTTAATTATTACGTATTTAATCTATTATGCAATTGCCCAATAAAAAAATACCACTCCGTTTCCATTAATTGCAGTGTCGTCATTTGCTTTAATTTTAAAACCGTCAGTAAATACATCAACATTATCATAAGATGGTGTTGCATAAAGATAGTTCGGATATAACACTGTTTCATCAATATCACTAGCTAAATCTTTAATATACCATCTTAACCACGAAGATCCAGCAGCATCTGTAGATTTTGTTGCAATAAATCTAGGCCTAAAGCCAGTATAAACTCTGGGGCCATCAGTGCTCATATTTCCGATATACTCCCCAATTTTCATATAACCGGGAATGTTTCTAAAACAATATGAAATATATTCCCCGCCCGCTGTGTTTGTTTGAGCATCCATTGTGTAATCTGCATAACCATGCGTTCCATTAAAAGATAATACTTTATTATTACTTCCTATTGGGAATGTGAGTGAGTTAGCTGGATTTTTACTATTAGGCGTCCTCATATTCCAACTTTGGCCACTAGCATCATATCTTTTTGTCATAATAAAATCAGGCGGGGCGGATTGCCCATGTGATACAACATCAGTTTCATTACCTTCGCCTATATATTTTACAACACTAAATCCAGCTTTATCATTTACTGAAACCAAACTGTGTATTAAAGCTGAATAGAACTGTGCTTTTGTTGCATCAAAATTAGCTTTTATTTGTGCATCTGTTAATGCACTTGTATAAGATCTAAATTGTGCTATTTCACCTTGGAAAGTTGCTACATGACTGCCTCTAAAAGAACCAAGTGATCCTCCATAAGTAGAGTTGTTTGGTCTATCATTACTAGCTTTTTTACTTGCTACAAGCTTTCCATTTATATATATTTTTTTAATCCTGCCCTGCGAAGTATAAGCAACGTGATGCCAAGCCCCCTCTACTAAAATATTTGAGGAGTCGGTGCTAAGTATAAAATCAGAGCCCCCACCTGAATTAGTTGGTCTTTCTTGATAATCTACAGTACCAGTATTTGTAACTCTTAAATTTTCATAATATTGATTAGCACTCATATCTCCAATATATAAAAGATTGTCGGTACTACCACTTGCTGGATAATCATCTATTTTAACCCATAATTCTCTTGTTACATCTTGCGACGCTGTTCTACCTAAACCTACAGGTAAAGTTACATAATCTCCTGTGCCATCATATTTAAGGCTTGTTCCCCAAGAATTAGCTTTATTTATAGTCGTATTAACCAAAGAACCTAAAGATAAATTATTAGACGTTTGGTCTTTAATTCTATAACCTGTTGTATTATCAAATTTATATGTTATATTATTATCCGCTCCATTATTACTACCCGTTAAATTATTAGAATTACTATTAAGGTTAAATCCCGCAACACAACTGCTATCGCCCAATACTTGTAAAGTGCTTGTAGTTGAGGAAGTTTCATTATATAAAACTTTTACTTCAGCATCACTTAAAGTTTTATCAAATATTCGTACTTGATCTACATCAGCATCTAATTGATTATTAGTATTATGAGATCCAATAGTATTGCCTGAGCTAGAAGGATACCACGTATTTGATTGGCTATCGCTAGCCTGTAGAGTACTGTCAACATACAATTTTCTATTTCTTGTATTACCAGAACTTACATATTCATCTGTAACTACAACGTGATGCCAATTACCATCAGCATAAGAGTCTGAGGTAATAATCCAATTATTTCTTTGTCCTGATCCTCCGTAATTATAATAAAAAAATTTCCCTGCAGGAAAGCTACTGCTGCTATCTCCCCCAAAACCAATCATAGAATACGTATCATCAAAAAATCCAAATATTTGACCACTTCTATAAGTACCTGATGGTGCATTTAGCCTAGTTGTAGTACTATTAATCCAAAAACTAACACTATAAGATTTATTTGGAGATGAATTAGTAGGTATTGCAGAAATAGCTGGCAAAGTTATACGGCTATTATTACCATCAAATACAGCAACTTGATTTGTTGTTCCAAAACTATTTGGATCATATGAACTATATGAATCTACATCTATATTATTAAGTAAACCTGTTTGCAACACATTAGCTGTTGTGCCAACGCCTTGATATAATGTTCTTGTAGCATCATAGTTAGCTCTAATTTGTGCTTGTGTTAATTCTGCTGTATAAATACGCGCTTGGCCAAATTTACCATCAAAAGTTTGTGTAGTAATAGCACCACCCGTATAATTTCCTAATGCCATATTATTTGTACCATTTGCTGCTATACTATTAGTAAAAGTTTTAACACTCATTAATATACCATTAATATAAAGCTTACCTGTAGTACCATTTATTGTCCAAACAAAATGAGTCCATTTTTCTAAATAAGGTGTATAATCTAATATGCCAGAAGTAAAAGCAGAATCGTTTGTGCCATTACCTATAAATACTGTTACTTGGTTATCATTATAAATTCTTGTTCCAAATCTTCCAGATGTATTTGCTCCAGCGGTGTTAAAATCTCCCCATATATATCTATAACTACTATCATTATCAACCCATTGCCAAGTTTCAAAAGTCATAGTAGTGCTTGAATTTTGTTGCCAATCTGTTCGTATATAATCATTTGTTCCGTCTAAATCAAAATAATTACCATAAGATCTGTCTACAAATGTTGGTGAGTTTTGTAAAGCATTAGATACTGTTGAACTTGTAGCAATATTAGTAAGATCTGTCCCTGTACCTGCATAAGTGTTAGAATCAGCAAAGTTATAATGCAATGCTAAATTAGATGTAAGTATACCGGCTGATGTATACGTTGGTTTTTTAGTTACTGTTGTATCACCTGCTTTCCAACACCAAGCTTTGTATGTTGATGTGTTTTGATTTACATTATTGCTTGAACCAAGTATAAATCCATTATTTGTAAAAGAAGTTAAGCTATCAGCATTAGTCGCCTCGCCTGAAGTAGTTGCTGGTTCAATTTCTTTTGTTACGCCTCTTATTGAATCAAATGCTTGAGGGTAATTCCCAAAGCTTCTTGCTTGCGTCCATACAAAACCTGGTTTGAACCCAACATCATCAATATTTTGCAATCCTCCATTTCCAGTCCAATGTACTGTTTTAAAATTATCTTCGGGATATGAAGTTTCACCTGCACCCTTTTCTAAAAATTTTTCTGTATCTGATTCTACACCAGTTCCTTGTGCATATTTTGCAGGGTCTTCAGCAATCGCTAAATAAATAAATTTATATCCATCTCTATTTTTAGCGGCACTTGAAGTTATTAATTTAAAGCCATTAGAATGAAAATCCATTATAGCGTCCGTGGCCTCACCATCATTCGTATTTGCATCTATTCTTGCGTTTCGAGTGTTTTCAGTGTTCCTTGCATTATCAACTATCATCCAATCCCCTGAATTACCGGTTGATGCCGATTTTATAATTACCCAAGCAGGTTTAAACCCTGTATAAATAAAAGGACCATTACTATTTCCATTGCCAGAATAAGTACCTATTTTTTGAAAGCCTGGTACAGAAGCAAAAAGATATGCAAGGCCTGTATTACCCGCGCTTACTCCTCCTAAATTCCCTTGTTGAAATGTAGTTGTAGTGGGTACACTCAAAGAACTATCAGCTTTATTGCTAGATCCATTTAAATAAAGAAAATCCATACTTCCATCTATCAAATCAGTATAAACAAACCAATTTGTAGATCCGTTAGATATATTTTTCAGTATCATAAGACCAGGTTTTGTAGCAACACCATTTACATTTAATCCGTGCCCTACTGTATGAGTTCCTGTTGTAGTTGTTGTCCACTTAACAATACTAAATCCTGTACTACTTGCACTAACACTTGACGTAATTCCTGTTCCTGCTGTATTTGAAACTGCTTTTCCTCCCGCTTTCCAACACCACGCTACATGATCTTCGCTTAGAGTATTTGCACCACCACCTGAAGTTAAATTAAAACCATTGGTTGTAAATTGTAAATAGCCAGTAGTTTCTGAACTAGTTTGACTTGAAAACATTCTTAAATTATCGCCGCGAACTGTATCATATAAATCATGATGATACCCGCCCGCACCTCTATTTTTTATCCACACAAAATCCGGATCAAATTCTAAACCTCCAATTTTTTGAAATGCATTATTTCCAGTGTATAATACTGTTTCAAAATAATCTCTTGGTTTTTTCTGATTAACTGGGTCTACACCAGTAGCAGTTGGCAAGTTATCACTTGATAGTGCTTTATAACCCGAGGGTGGTGTATA